AGGATCAGGCAATGTTAGAATAGCAGTGGGAACCAACGGCGGCCCTGGTCCTTATCTTTGGGATTTCCAGCCCAATGGCAACCTAACCGCACCAGGAAATATCAGCACAACCGGCAACATCACCGCTGCTTACTTTAGTGGTAATGGATCAGGACTGACCGATGTGACTGCAACAGTTCCAAGTCAAACGATCCTACCTACTATACAAAGCGTCACAGCCATTCCTATGCTCACAGGGTATTTGTCGGGCGGTGAAGGGGGTGTGACTGTGACAGTGGCCAATACTATTCCGGTTACAGAATTTGGTGTGATCGTCACTGCCGGCACAGTGAGTCAAAAGTATGCGACTGGTTCGTTGGGAAACGCTCCAGGAACAGCAAATATAACTTTTACAACTGGGACAAGTTCCGCGCCGTTTACTGTGTATGCTTATGTGACCAGTAATGCAGGCACATATTATTCAAATGCAGTAACTGGAACTTCAGGACTGTGCTTGTTGGCTGGAACGCAGATCGCACTCAGCGATGGCTCACACAAGGCAATAGAAGATATCACCTACACTGACAAACTGTTGAGCTGGGACTTTGATCGCGGCTGTTACGCAGAAACCACAGCATTGTGGATCAAACGTAGTGAAACTGGCGGTCAGTACAACTTACTCACATTCAGTGATGGCACAACTTTGCGAACATTTGATCAGCATCGTATCTTCAACAAACAAGCAGGTGCATTTACATATCCAATGACATCAGCAACTCCTATCGGAACCGTCACAGTGAACGAACACGGTCAAGAGATCACCCTGACCCACAAGCAAGTGATAGAAGATACCATTGACTACTACAATGTTATCACTGACCATCACATGAACTTGTTCTCTGACAGTGTGTTGACCAGTTGCAGATTCAACAACATCTATCCCGTCGTAGACATGAAGTTTGCGAAAGATGACAGGGTACTGCGTACTAGAGCAGAATTTGCAAATATTCCAGATAGATTCTTCCATGGTCTGCGACTGGCAGAACAAACCGCAGACGTTGAAACTGTTGAATGGTATGTAGATAGACTCGTGGTAACTGAAGTGTCAACTCAAGTGGAACTGGCATCTTGAAAATACTGTTCTTGGATCATTACGGCGTGATGTGTCTTGGTGCTCGCGAGATAGTTAGAACTGAACACAGCATGCCCACTGATGCTGAATTTGCAGGAACCAACAAGACCTATTTCAGTGACTTTGATCCAGCCGCGGTCAAGATTCTAAATCAAATATTAGATCAAACTGGTGCTGAAATTGTTGTGAGCAGTGATTGGAAATTAAAAACCAGTATTGAAGGCATGTGTGAGTTTTATCAGACTCAAGGCATCAAAAAAATGCCTATTGATTATACTGCATGGTTGCCTGGTGCGACTACATATCATGAACAGCGAGCAGGCGAAATAAACACATGGCTAGAACAACATCCTGAAACTAATAAGTGGGCAGCAGTAGATGATCTATACATGGGAACTTGGCTAACAAATTTTGTTTGGACAAAAAATGTTCATCTAGGCTTAAATGACCCCGTAGTGCAACAACAACTTTTAGATATTTTGATATAGGATAACACATGGCACTCTCAATCGGAACCGGAATCACCATAGGTGGTGGAATCACATTTGAAGCAATACTGCCAGTCGAACCGTTGCCGGCGGCTTTGAATCTTGACGCAGGCAATCCTGCAAGTTATCCTGGAGCAGGGGGCTACTCTACCTGGACTGACACAGTTGGATCAATAACTTTTACACTAGTAAACGGTCCCACATACAACAGTGCCAACGGTGGATACATACAGTTTGATCCTGGTTCAGGACAGTATGCAGCCAGCTCTACAAAATTAGGTACACTTGCTAACTGGTCAATTGAAGCGTGGCATTATTATGATGGAACTAACACTTCAGCTGGCCCTTCTATATTCACAGAATACCCATATGCCGGCGGTACTATCAATCTTGGCTTAGGTTCAGTGAGTGCCACGGTAACTGATTTACAGGCCTGGTGGTATGGCCCGGGATTCCAAGCCACCGCTCCATATACATTGACTCCCGGAGCATGGTATCAGATTGTAGGCACATTTGATGGAACCACTCTCAACTTGTATGTAAACAACACATTGGTGCAAACCCAAGTCGCACCACCCGGTGGTGCTGCCAATCCTTCAATTGGATATGGGTTGATGACACGCTGGGATCCAGGCGGTCTATGGGGCGGCCGATTGGCTATTGTTCGTGTGTATGATACGGATATCGGTGCCCCGGGCGTCACACAAAACTGGAATGCCGACCGAGCACGATTTGGTCTTTAAATCCTAAACAAGTGCTAGAAAATTATTATCAGCTTGACTATGTGTACGATCATAGTCATAGACATCATTTTGATTATCTGGGGCATGGGCACATTGCTAACCATCTAACATTTTTATTTGACTGCGGGCTGGAGTTGAATCACGGTGTTGGCCGAGCCGTGGCCATGATAAGAAATGCAGCAAAGGAGACCGGAAGGTTACCGGTATTGTGCTTGGATAGCAATCCATACAACGCTGATCAAATACTACAAGAACTCAATGAGCAAATTGATCCTAATACATTTTTTGTATTTCATCCGGACATAAGAGCAGAACTATGCCAATCTGCTAATATAGCACCATGGCCAAGTTGGTTATGCAATCAACAATTATTACCAAATCATCAACTTGGACAAGCAAAAAAATATCGAATCAGTTACTTGTCAGGAGTCGCTAGATATCATAGAATAAAATTGATGAAAGAAGTACGTGATTGGATACGAAACGATGATGTAGTTGTAGTCAATCGATTTGCTCCAAAAATGTTATCTAATACCATGCCCGGGACGTTGGTAAACACGGCACAACAATTATTAGATGAATTGCCCTACAGCAACCGGGCTGAGTTCATTGACAATGAACAAGGTGAAGGACAAGCAGCCCTACATGCACATAATAGTCATGCTGCATACGCTGCTAGGGTAAACATAACTGGAGAAACGTCAGGTGGAGACCAAGTTCTATTCAGTGAAAAAACTTGGAAAGCATATCTCAGCGGTTGCCTGACGATAAATTTTGGCATCGATACAGCACCAACGGTGTTGAAAAAATTTGGTATTGAAATCTGGGAAGAATACGATCAGTCAGTTGCTTGGGAAAACAAGATTGACCTAATCAAAAATTTGTTCCAACGAGATGACATTGATCTTGTTTACGAAAAACTGATTCCCATGATACATCACAATCAAAATTTAGTATCCAGCAAAGATTTTGCCAAACTGCTGGCGCAACCCGCTATAGAAAAAATTTCTAATCTGTTGGAAACTAGATCTTGAAGAAGCCCAAGAATTTGTGCATCCGGTTGATCACACTATCCCAATCACCCATCACAGGTTGACGATACAGTCTAGCACTGGGATACCAAGGTGAATCATCACGATTCAGTAACCAACGCCAGCAGTTTCCATAAGCGTTGAGTGGAATCCAAACAGGACGACCCATTGCACCGGCCAAGTGTGCGTTGGCAGTATCCACGGATATCACCAGATCCAAGTGATGCATTAGGCCTGCGGTATCACTGAAATCATTGATAGTGCCAGGATAACATTCTCCACCAGCTGCTGTGATCACCGCGGATTCTTCTTCAGTGGAGTCAACAGTTAGATTGATCCATTGATGCTCGGGATTGCGTCGTATGAGTTCGGCCATCTTTTCCACAGGCATGGCTTTGTGATTGTGTATCCATGAATCTTTACGTCCTGCCCAACACACGCCAATACGCATTTTATTTTTTGGACCCAGTCTATCCGCCCACTGTTGTGCTTTCACAGGATCAGCGGCAACATATTGTAGTTGATGGGCAAGATTTTCTAGTGTCAACCCGATCACTCGCGGAATGCTCATCATGGGAATCCAATAATCAAATTCACCATGATCTTCACCGGGCCCGTAGATTCCAACGATGTTACCAGCTGGTGCCGGAAACAATGTTTTGACACCGGCACTGAGAACCAATTTTATCTTGGCACCAGCTGATTGTAAGTTTGCAGCAAATCTCAAAAATTGGATCTGGTCACCAAGCCCTTGCTCGCCCACTATCATTATGATTTTGTCTTTGATGTCTTGTCCGGTCCATTCTGGTTGAGACAATACTGGTTTGATACCGGCCATGTGCTCGTAACGCCAACGTGCTTCATAGTAGGGCCAGCCTCGAGTATAATCTCCTTTGAGCAAGTAGGCAACAGCTAGATTGAACTCGGCGGTAACATTGGCAGGATCAATTTCATGTGCGGCATGTAAAAAAGGAATAGCCCGATCAGGATACCCCATTTCTCGCAGCACATTGCCGTAGTTGTTGAATGCAGCACCGTGATTGAAGTTTTCTCCAAATATCTGTGCATAGCACTTCAATGCTTGCTCGGGTTGGTGATCGGCACGATGTTGATTGCCTTGTTCGAGTATTTGATCAATGTTCATATGGGTATTTACGAATTGTGTGCATGGGGCTTAAAATAAGTGGTTGTCCATAAATAAGTGTTGTACGCAATCCTGCGTCTTATGCGGTTTAACCCGCCGCGTAGAAGCTAGAACCTTCATCGGACTTCTTTAAGGAGAAAACAAATGGGACGTCCTCTAAAAATACAGAAATACAGTTTGAATACTGGTGTCGGTAGCCCCGGCGCAAACACACCTGTGGATCTTGCTTATCCACCATTCAGCACACTCACCGATCCGGTATACAATGCTCCTACTCAAACGCTGGACTCAGCTCAGTTCTTGGGTGTGGTAGGCGGATCGCCCCCTACCAGCCAGCCCAGCGCCACATATCCTGTGGTCACAGCATTTGTGAATATCGCACTGGCTAATGGTTCATCTACTTTTGCGCTGGCCGGATCATACGCAGGCCGCATCATACGCCAAAAAGGCAGCCACAAATATCTAGTGGCATACACAGGCGGAACTACTTCTGGTGGTAGTTTCATTGTTGGGCAGGCATATCAGATTGTTGCTCTTGGTAACACCAACTGGCAATCAGTGGGCACCGGAACAGGCACAGTTGCAGCCGGTGATATTTTCACAGCCACAGCAGTCGGCAGCGGCAGCGGCACTGCATATCCAGTTGGCGTGTGTGTGTTGACCAATGATACCACACCCGATGCAGGTCTCATGGCCATTGGCTACGAATCTGGTGACAGCGCAGCAGCCACAGCCAGCAATCTCAAGAACAAGTGGGTTCGTGACTGGGTGGGAACTGCTGGAAACTACAGCAACAACAATCTTGGTGAAGTTAGTTACACTAGCGAACTTTACTATGTGGCCAACTTCTTCACAGACGAAGGCGGTGTTGCACAGTCAGGTTTGGATACTGCTACAGCTACAGAAAGTGTGGCTGGAGCACCAGCTGGCTACGTGCCACTGGCAGTTATCAACAACGCAACTTCCTAAAGTTTAGCGACCTGGATCCTCTCAGCTACATACTGAGAGGATTTTTTATGACCGTGGCATTCGTATTAGGCAATGGGCAAAGCCGAACAAGCATAGATCTAGTGCAACTGAAACAACTGGGACCTATCTACGGCTGCAATGGGCTGTACAGAGACTGGGAACCTGAATGTCTTGTGGCCACAGATCGGCCCATCGCTGAAGCTATACAACGCTCGGGTTACGCAAAAACTCATAGATTTTACACAAGAAAACCTCTGCCCGATTTAGGTGCTCTTGTGGTTCCTAGAAAATATCATGGCAATAGTTCTGGCCAAATTGCCTGTGCTCTCGCTGCATTGGATGGACACGATCGTATCTATATGTTGGGATATGATATGGCTCCTAGCCCTAGCATGAGATTTAATAATGTGTATGCCGGCACCGAATTCTACAAAAGTGCAGATGCGGCACCCACATTTACAGGAAATTGGATACGGCAACTGGTGACCATAGCTGGGGATTTTCCAAATTGCCAATTTATCCGTGTTTGTGGCCCCACCAGCGCAGAGATCAAAGAGTTTAAAAACATCGCAAACTTTGATACCATAGACATTAAATTATTTCAGCATCGTTTGCAAGCCACCCGCGAGCTTTGATCCAGAATCTGTGACAGGTAAGAGTCTGGTAAATACAACTAGAGACTCTACAAATGACACAATATACCATTGATATTGGCGCAGTTCCAGACGACGGGCAAGGTGATCCGTTACGAACTTCGTTCAATTATACCAATCTAAACTTCGATCAGATTTTTGCTGCTGGCCCGGTGCTGAGTAATGTGGCTATCGCCAACAATACCATCCGAACCATCAACAGCAATGGCGATCTGATACTGGCACCCAATGGTATTGGCCGCATACAACTCAAAACTTCACTGGTACCTAGTTTTGATAACGTATATGAACTAGGCAGTCCGACTGCACGTTTCAATACCATTTACATAGGCACAGGTGGTCTGAACATACCAAGTATCAGTGTCACCGGTAATATCACCGCTAACTATTTTATCGGCAATGGTAGCTTGCTCACCGGGATTATTGCCACCGATTCAGCCAAGATCAGCAATGGCACCAGTTCGATTTCAGCTGGTGTGACCAATGGTAATATCACAGCTACCATCAACGGTGTATCAAACATAGCCATATTTACTAACCTGGGTATAGTAACCAACGCTCTTACTGCCACAGGCAACGTCACCGCAAACTATTTTCTTGGCAATGGCAGTTTACTAACAGGAGTAGTTGCTACCGATTCGGCTAAAATCAGCAATGGCACCAGCTCGATTTCAGCTGGCACTGCTAATGGAAATATCACATCTACTATCAATGGTGTATCAAATGTAGTGGTATTCACCGCCCAGGGTTTAATAACCGATACTCTCACTGCCATAGGTAATGTAATCAGTGGCGCATTGGTATCAGGTGCAAGTTTATCAGCATCCAGTGCCACTATATATGGAGAAATTGCCACTGTTAGTGTCAATGCCACGGGCAACATCGCCGGCAACAATATCACTGCAACCGGCGATGTAAATGCCAACAATTTTTTAACTCCAGGAGTGGTGTCTGCAACGGGCAATGTGACTGGTAATTTTATCCTAGGTAATGGTGCATTTTTAACCGGAGTGATCACATCAGTAAGCAACATTAGCAATGGCAATAGCAATATAGATATTTCCACAGCCAACGCCAATATCACTGTTGGTGTGAGTGGCAATGCTAATATAGTTGTTTTTGCCAACACCGGAGCGTATGTCACTGGTGTGGTGTCGGCCACTGGCAACATCACTGCACCTAATTTCATTGGTAATGTGATAGGTAATATCAGTGGAAATATCACTGTTCCTGGTGCCAACACACAGGTGTTGTTTAACGACAACGGATTGGCCAATGCTTCGACGGGATTTACGTTTAATAAATCTTCAAACTTGGTCACAGTGGGCGGCAATGTCAGTGCTGCAGGATTTACAGGCAATGGTGCTGGTCTAGCAAATGTCATGGCCGATCGCGGTGGTGATCCTAACAATTGGAACACACTGACACAAATGGGCATTTATGCGGTAAATAGAACAAGTTGGGCTGGAACCACAGGAACTCCTTTGGACAGCCAAGTGTATGTGGGTGTGTTAGAAGTCATGAACTCAGGTAACACCGCACTATCACAAGTGTTTTACCCGGGAACCACAGGTGCGGATGTAAAAGTGCAATGGACTCGGAACAAATGGTCTGGTACATGGACAGCATGGGTACTGATGACCAATGATGGGCAGGTTATAACTGGTGGAGATTTTTAACCAAAGGGTTGAGGAAAAAAGATGTCAAATACAATTTTAATTAAAAGATCAGGCGTAGCGTCTGCACAGCCTTCAGCAGGCAATCTCAGTCTTGGCGAGTTGGCCATCAACTACACAGACGGTAACCTGTTCTATAAAAACAATGGCGGTACAGTCACTGTTATCGCCAGTAACCAATTCCTCAGCGTGACCGGTAATGTCACTGCCAACAACGGCATGTTCACCAACATCGTGAATGTGGCTAGTCATACCGGTGGGATAGTGAGTGTCACGGGCAACGTCACCGGAAGCTACATCCTGGGTAATGGTGCATTCTTGTCTGGAATCGACACTTCACTGATCTCCAATGGAAATTCCAACGTCAAAGTTTATGCCAACAGCAATGTGGCTGTGAGCGTGGACGGAACTTCAAATGTGATTGTTTGGAGTTCTGCTGGCGAATATGTAACTGGACTGTTGAGTGTTACCGGTAATGTCACTGCCAACAACGGTATATTCACCAACATAGTGAATGTGGTTAGTTTCACAGGAACTGTGGTGTCAGTGACCGGTAATATTACCGGCGCCAATATCAGCACAGGTGGCGTGATCACGGCAACTGGTAATATTACCAGTTCGGGCAACATCAGCGCAGGTAATTTACTTACAGGTGGAATGATTTCGGCCACTGGTAACATCACATCTAATGCCAATGTCAACGTGGACGGATATGTCACTGTTGTGGGAAATGTAAGAGCTGGAAATATAAACACAGATGGGTTGGTCAGCACTTCGGGCAATGTTCAAGCAAGCAATGTGAATGCTACACTAGTGGCAGCTACCACTGTAAGCGCAACCGGCAATGTCAACGGTGGTAACATCAACTCTAACAGTATCGTTGGAACGACCCTTAATATCAAGGCCAGTACATTAAATCTATCATCCACCGGAAACATAAATCTAACCCCCAGTGGTAATATCGTACTGGCAAACTCATACATCAACGGTCTTGCCATGCCTGTGCAAGATTATGACGCAGCAACCAAGCTGTATGTTGACAACTTTGCCACAACTGGTATCAGTTACCACCAACCAGTTTATGTGGCCACAAACACCACGCTGGAAACAGCCACCGGTGGTACTATAACTTATGCTCAACCCAACGGGGTAGCCAATGGTGTGGGTGCCACACTTACTACAACCGGCGCTTTTTACCTTATTGACACAGGCAATGTCCAAACAGTTGGCACACGCATCTTGGTTCAAAATCAAGCCAACGCCGTGCAAAATGGTGTGTATGTCTATGCCAATACCACCGCTATCGTTCGTTCAACAGACACAGACGAATATGGTGCAGACAGCACACAGGCACTTAGCATCAACGACTACTTCTTTGTGCAGAGTGGTAATGTCAACGCTGGTGCTGCTTTTGTTGTAAGTGCTCCTCCGGGAACTATTACCTTTGGTACCAGCAACATCCAATTTTCTCAGTTCAGTAGCAGCCAGGTTTATAGTGCCAACACCGCTGCCGGTCTAGTGTTGAATGGCACAGTATTCAGTGCCAAAGTAGATAACAATACCACTGCATTTGATGGCACTGGAAACATCGTAGTCAAGACCAGTGCCAATCTAACAACACCCAACATTGGTGCTGCCACAGGTACCAGCCTCAGCACCACGGGTAACATCACTGGCGGCAACATCAATACCCCGGGCATAGTGAGTGCCGCCAAAGGTATTCAAAACACACCAATTGGTAACGCCACAGCTAACTCGGGTGCATTCACCACGCTCACAGCCAATGGAGCAGTAACATTCACCAGCAATGTTGATAGCACTGGATATACCACTGGTGCTGTGGTTGTATCCGGTGGCATGGGTATCGCTGGCAATATTGAAATGCCAGGTACCTCACAGATACACATAGGTAGTGAACTGGGTGGAACATTTTCTGGCAGTCAGTTGTTATTGGTCAGCAATGTCAACAGCTACAGTCAAGCAGTAAAACAAAACATCAGCGATGGTGGTAGTGCAAGCAGTGACTGGGTTGCAGTAGCCAACAATGGAGATGACTCTTCATTCTACATTGACATGGGTATCAACAGTAATACCTACAGTGATTCTGGATTTACTGCCCAAGGAGCCAATGACGGTTACTTGTATGTAAACGGTGGCAACCTTGTGATGGGAACACAGACCACTGGCAAAAATATCGTATTCCACGCCGGCGATACACTAGCGGCCAACATTGTTGCCACGCTGAGTTACACCAATTTGACTCTGAGTCAAAACACAGTATCTAATTCTACCAGTTCGGGTGCATTGATACTGGCAGGAACCAATGCAGGACTAGGTGTAGCAGGTAACATTTATGCAGGTGGCCTAGCAAACATAACTGGTAACATCACGGGTGGTAATATCAACACCGGTGGGCTCATTAGTGCCACAGGCAATATCACTGGAAATTACATATTAGGTAATGGTGCATTCTTGTCTGGCATTGATACTTCATTGATCTCCAATGGAAATTCCAATGTCAAAGTTTATGCCAATAGTAATGTAGCTATCAGTGTAGGTGGCACATCAAATGTAATTGTGTTTGCTACTACAGGTGAATATGTCACCGGAGTGTTATCAGTAAGTGGTAATATCACAGGTGGTAACATATCCACAGCTGGCAATGTAAACGGTGCTAACCTAGTAGCCACCACACTCAGTGCCACAGGCAATGTGGTTGCCAATAATGTGTTAGCAACAACCATAGTCAATAGTGCCAGCTTTACTGGAACTATAATCAGTGTATCCGGCAACATCACCGGTGGTAACATATCCACAGCTGGCAACGTAAACGGTGCTAATGTAGTAGGTACCACACTCAGTGCTACAGGCAATGTGGTTGCCAATAATGTGGTAGCAACAACCATAGTCAATGCAGCAAGTCATACCGGTGGATTGGTCAGCGTTACAGGTAACATCACCGGTGGTAACATATCTACAGCTGGCAACGTAAATGGCGCAAACATAGTAGCCACCACACTCAGTGCCACAGCTAACGTGGTTGCTAACAATGTGATGTCTACCACCATTGTAAACACAGCCAGCTTCACTGGTGGATTGGTAAGTGTTACAGGCAATGTCACAGCCAACAATGGTATATTCACTAATATTGTCAACGTGGCCAGCTTCACTGGCGCTGTGGTAAGTGTAAGTGGTAATATCACAGGTGGTAATATATCAACCGCTGGTAACGTGAATGGAGCCAACATTGTGGCCACCACACTCAGTGCCACAGGAAATGTGGTTGCTAACAATGTGATTGCCACAACCATAGTCAATGCAGCAAGTCATACCGGTGGATTGGTAAGTGTTACAGGCAATGTCACAGCCAACAATGTGCTCGCCGGTAACATTGTAAACACAGCCAGCTTCACTGGTGGATTGGTAAGTGTAACCGGTAATGTCACAGCCAACAATGGTATATTCACAAATATCGTGAATGTGGCCAGCCACACAGGTGCTGTGGTAAGTGTAAGTGGTAATATCACAGGTGGTAATCTTACCACAGCTGGTACAGCCAATGTAGCAACATTGATAGTGACCACATTGGCCAACATAACCTCTACCACAACTTCTACCAGTAGTATCACAGGTGCTGTGATTGTGGCAGGAGGGTTAGGGGTCGCAGGAAACATCTATGGCGGAGCGTTATATGACAATGGCACAGCGGTACTGACTATAAATTCAACCGTCGATGGCGGAACCTATTAAGTATAATACATGACCAATACAGTTCTAATCAAGCGTTCAGGAGTCGCCAATTCGATTCCTGTGACCGGCAATTTATCTCTGGGTGAATTAGCTCTGAACTACAATGATGGAAATTTATTCTATAAAAATTCCAGCGGCACTGTAACAGTTATAGCCAGCAATAAGTTTTCGTCTGTGACCGGTAATGTCACTGGTGGTAATATTCTAACCGGCGGGGTAGTATCTGCCACAGGCAACATCACCGGTAACTATTTCATTGGTAACGGTAGTCAGCTCACGGGTATTTCAATCACAGGAACTTTGAATAGTACCGTGGATAATTTTACCGGAAACGGATCACAAGTTGATTTTGTTCTCAGCACCGCACCCAGCAGTGAAAATCTAACTTGGATCAACATCGATGGTGTGGAGCAACTTCGTACTGCATATAGTTTAGCCGGCAGCACAATCACATTTTCCAGTGCTCCGGCATCGGGTGCAAATGTTGAAGTCACCACACTGGCCGGAAGTATCGGCAGCAACGTCAGCATCGCCAGTGGAACCAGTAATGTAAGCATTGGTGCTGCCAATGCCAATGTTTCAGTGAGTGTTGGAGGAACATCAAATGTGGCTGTGTTTGCTACTACAGGTGAATATGTTACTGGGGTAATTTCGGCCAGTGGCAACGTCAGTTCCGGTGGTAATCTTTTGGTTACCAATAGTGTGGGGATCGGAACCACTTCACCGGCTGCTCCCTTGCATGTTGGACCAACCGGAACCGGCGCAATAAACGGCTACACAAAATTTATAGTAAATTCAACCGATTACGCTGTTACCACTTTAAAATCCCCAGCAGCCAATTTCAGTCAGATTATTTTTACCGATCCTACAAGCACCAATCTTGGTGGTATCAACTTTTTTAATTCAAGTTATGCTACGCCAAATGCCATGGCATTTTTAACAGGCGGCGGCAATGAAAGATTGCGTATTGATGCCAACGGCAACGTAGGCATTGGTACCACGACACCAGGAGCAACATTAGATGTAACAGGCTCTATCAGAGCTAGTGTTAATATTACATCAGCTGCTGATTTTATTGGTGGCGGCGCGGCAGGATACGCAGCTTTGTACGCCAATAGCACTGGCGGTATAATTATTTGCCGTGGCTCATCAAGCACTAATGATATTGAGTTTTACACCAATAACGCAGAACGCATGCGTGTCGACTCCAGCGGCAACTTAGGAATTGGCACTACTACGCCAGTTCGGAAATTGACCGTTTCTTCTGCCGGCTCTTGTGAATTTGTGCTGCAAGACACATCTCAAGCTGCCAACTCCAGAAATTGGCGTTTATTTAATACAAGCAACACGCTGTATTTTGGTACACTAAATGATGCTGGTACTTCTGGTACTGATGTGATGCAACTTACATCAGGGGCATACTTGCAATTCAATTCAGGCTACGGCTCTGTTGCTACTGCATATGGTTGCCGTGCTTGGTGCCAATATAATCAGTCTCCGTCAATCATAGGTTCAGGAAATATTACCAGTATCACTGTTGTAGGTACAGGTGATGTTAGATTAAATTTTGCAACGGCCCTGGTTGATGCAAACTATGCTGCTGTCGCTACTACAAACGAAAGTGGAGGGCAGCCAAAATGGTGCAATTCAACTCAACCTTCTACCGTCAATGTCCGTATAGTGACTTTTAATGCAAATCAATCAACGGGTTGGTTTGAGTATAACTCTGTCGCGATATTTAGATAAGGAAAAATTATGTCAAAGGTAATCATTCATGAATCGGAAACAGGTGGGGTCACACTAGTGATACCTGCTCCTAACTGTGGTATTTCTATTGAAGAAATCGCACGTAAAGATGTGCCGCCAGGAATTCCCTATCACATCGTTGACAGATCACAGATACCGACTGATCTTGATTTTTATGATGCTTGGGAAGCAGACTTTACTGACCCCAACGGTTATGGCATCGGCGCACACGCCTGGTTCGCAGAACAGGAGCAAAAATGATCACTATCAACATGGACAAGGCCAAAGCAATCACCAAAGCCCGTTTGCGCCAAGAGCGAGAGCCATTACTTGCTGCACAGGATGTGGCATTTCAACGTGCGTTAGAAACCAATGCAGATACTGCTGCAATCGTGGCTGAAAAACAGCGCCTACGAGACATCACCAAGCTGGCCGATGCAGCCACAACTCCTGACGAATTGAAAGCTATCACCCCATGATCTTCCAAGCCTCTGAATTGGAAAAAAACTTTGATAAGTAAACAAATATGTCACTAACAGTAATTCTACCCTCGGGCGTTAGTAATACCGGCAATTTTGCAGTGGGTAGTTTGAGTGCCACGGGCAATCTTACCGGCGCCTATATCCTAGGCAATGGCGCGTGCCTGTCGGGTGTTATTACGTCTGTTGCCAATATCAACAACGGCACCTCAAATATCACAGTGGTAAGTTCAGGCGGCAACATCACTGTGGGTGTGGGCGGAACATCAAATGTAGCTGTGTTTGCTACCACGGGTGAATATGTTACTGGGGTATTGTCAGCAAGTGGCAACATCACCGGTGGCAATATATCAACAGCTGGCAATGTGAATGGTGCCAATCTAGTTGCTACCACTCTCAGTGCCACAGGCAATGCTATTGCTGGCAATGTCAACACCAATAGAGTGGTAGGCACTGCGTTAGCACTTTCTAGCACCGGTAATTTAAATCTAATCACTACCGGAAACGTGGTGTTGAGCGCCAACACATATATAAACAATCTTGCTTACCCTGCACAAAACGCAGATGCAGCCACCAAAGAGTATGTTGACAACTTTGCCACAACTGCTATCAGTTATCACCAACCGGTATATGCTGCCACAAACACCACACTGGAAATAGCCACCGGCGGAACCATAACTTATACTCAACCCAACGGCGCAGGCAACGGCATAGGTGCTAAACTTACCACAACAGGTACATACAATCTCATTGACACTGCCAACATTCAAACTGTGGGCACACGTATCTTGGTCCAAAATCAAGCCAATGGTGTTCAAAATGGGGTTTATACCTATGCCAATACCACTGCTATAGTTCGATCCACAGACACTGATGAATACGGTGCAGATAGTACCTCGGCACTCAGTATCAATGATTACTTCTTTGTGTCTAATGGTAATGTCAATGCTGGTGCCGCATTTATTGTAAGTTCGCCTAGCGGCACAATCACTTTTGGTACCAGCAATATTCAGTTTTCACAATTCAGTAGCAGTCAAGTTTACACAGCCAATACTGCTGCTGGTTTAACTTTAGTAGGAACTGTATTCAGCACCAAGGTCGATGGCACAACCACCGCGTTTGATGGCGGCGGCAATATCACGGTCAAAGCCAGTGCCAACCTAACAACACCCAACATTGGTGCCGCCACAGGCACAAGTCTCAGCACCACGGGCAATATCACTGGTGCTAATCTAAACACCGCAGGAACTGTAAGCACCGCTGGAAATGTTGTAGCTAATAATGTCTTGTCAACCACCATTGTAAACACGGCCAGCTTCACTGGTGGATTGGTATCAGTAACCGGCAACGTCACAGCCAACAACGGCATGTTTACCAACATTGTAAATGTGGCAAGCCATACAGGTACATTGGTATCAGTAACCGGCAACGTCACAGCCAACAACGGCATGTTTACCAACATTGTAAATGTGGCAAGCCATACAGGTACATTGGTATCAGTCACAGGCAATGTCACTGGTGCATATATCCTGGGCAACGGTGCATGCCTGTCGGGTGTTATTACCAGTGTAGCCAACATCAACAACGGCACTTCAAATATCACAGTAGTAAGTTCAGGTGGAAATATCACTGTGGGCGTGGGTGGTACCGGCAATGTTGTGGTATTTGCTACCACAGGCGAATACGTTACTGGATTGTTGAGTGTAAGTGGTAACATTACCGGTGGTAATCTAAATACCACCGGCATACTTAGCACATCTGGTAACATCGCAGCCAACAATGTTATCGCCACTACAATAAGCAACGCAGCCAGCTTCACTGGTGGTTTGGTGTCAGTAACAGGCAACATCACAAGCGGTAACATATCAGCAGTGGCCAATGTGAACGGCGCTAATATTGTGGCCACCACGCTGAGTGCAACGGGTAACGTGGTTGCCAACAATGTTGTGGCCACTACTATAGTGAGTGCAGCCAGTCACACAGGTACATTGGTATCGGTATCCGGTAATGTGAATGGTGGTAACTTGATATCAGCTGCCTTGGTGCAAGGTGTTACTGTATCAAGTTCGGGTAACGTGGTTGCCAACAATGTTGTGGCCACTACCATTGTGAATGCAGCCAGCCTCACAGGTACATTGGTATCAGTGTCGGGCAATGTGAATGGTGGTAACTTGGTGTCAGCTGCACTGGTTCAAGGTGTTACTGTATCAAGTTCGGGTAACGTGGTTGCCAATAACGTGATGGCAACCACTATTGTCAACGTGGCCAGCCATACTGGTACATTAGTATCGGTAACCGGTAATGTCACCAGCGGCAATCTAATCACCACCGGCAGTGGCGGAACTATTTCTGGCACAGGTAATATCAATGCTGGTAACTTGTTGACAACAGGATTGATATCAGCTACAGGTAACGTGAATGGTGGTAATTTGGTATCGGCCGCGTTGGTTCAAGGTGCAACTGTATCCAGTTCAGGCAACGTGGTTGCCAACAACGTGACAGCAACCACTATTGTCAACGTAGCCAGCCACACAGGAACGATCGTGAGCGTAACAGGTAATGTTACTGGCAACTACTTTATCGGTAACGGATCACAACTCACTGGTATCAGTGCCGGCAGCGGCAATGCTATTTCCAACGGAACATCAAATGTCACAGTGGTAACATCGGGCGGTAATGTTACTGTGGGCATTGGCGGCACGTCAAATGTTGCAGTGTTTGCCAACACCGGTGAATATGTGACCGGTGTGGTGTCGGTATCAGGCAACATCACTGGTGCTAATTTGGTCACTTCGGGTTCCGGTGGAAACATGTCCGGCACCGGTAATGTGATTGCCAACAATGGCATGTTCACCAACATTGTCAACGTAGCCAGCCACACAGGTGCATTGGTATCGGTTTCGGGCAACATAAATGGCGGCAACTTGATATCAGCAGCCCTGGTTCAAGGCGTGACTTTATCCAGCTCAGGCAACGTGGTTGCCAACAATGTTGTGGCCACTACCATAGTGAGTGCAGCAAGTTATACAGGTACATTGGTATCAGTAACAGGTAATGTGAATGGTGGTAACTTGGTGTCGGCAGCCCTGGTGCAAGGCGCAACCATATCCAGTACAGGTAGTCTCACCGGAGTCACAGTGAGTGCCACTGGTCGTGTGTTAGCTGCCAGTGGAAATACCGGAAGTCCTGCTTATGGATTTACCGCTGATGGAGCTCAAGATACTGGGTTTTTCTGGGTCAGCGACGGCGTCATTGGCGTAACTACCAACGGGGTGCAAACAGCTACATTCCTAAATCCAGGGTTCAGTTCCACAGGTAATATCACTGGCGGTAATATCGCAGCTACAAGTCATACCGGTTCCGTGTTGTCAGTATCCGGAAGTGTCACCGGAGGTAACATAACTGGTAGTAATCTACTAACAGGTGGGTTGATATCAGCCACAGGTAATATCACTGGCGGCAATCTTGCTGCTACAACTATCACAGGTTCCGTGGTGTCAATGTCAGGTAATATCACTGGCGATCAAATTGCTGCAACCAATAACGGTAACGGAACAAACTTCAAAGTTGGTGATGACGTTTGGATCGGAGATATCAACACAGCCGATACCATGAGCATACGAGGTCAGTCAGATCGAACAAGAGGATACATAGTGTTCGGCAATGCCGATACCACTTCACAATTGGGTCGTTCAGGATCCGGACCATTGACTTACGCAGGAGCATTCAGTGCTACTGGCAACATCACCGCTTCTAATTTAAACGCCGCGGGTTTGAGTTTGAGTTCAAATGTAATATCTGCACTCAATGTCACTGGCAACATTGCTGGTGGTAACTTATCTACAAGTGGCTTATTGAGTGTCACAGGTAATGTAACGGCCAACAATGGCATGTTTACCAACATAGTGAACGTGGCCAGTTACACAGGTGCTGTGGTCAGTGTAACGGGTAATATCACTGGCAGTCGGCTCACTGCCAACAATGGATTGGTATTCAACTCCACCACTGTGGCTTCGAATGTGACCATTGGTTCGGGATACAATGCCATGAGTGTGGGCCCAATGTCTATAAATAGTGGAATATCAGTCACGGTGGCCAGCGGTCAACGCTGGTTGATCTTTTAAGGATAACAAATGGCATCAACGATTTCTGCAGGAACCACAACCAGCACAGGGCTGGTATGCACGGCTGACACCACTGGTGCATTGGTATTGCAGACCAATAATGGAACAACTGCGGTCACAATAGACACAAGTCAGAATGTTGGAATCGGAACAACTTCTCCAAGCACATATGGAAAACTAGCTGTAGTTTCGTCTACGGCCGGCGCAGCAAAAATATCTATACAGGATACATCAGCTGGCGCCGCTGCTCCATTATTGCAATTTGGACTAAATGACACAGGCGGATTTAACACATCAGATGCTGCAAGAATATGGACCATTGCTGCAACTACTTCTGTTGCAAGTCTCAATTTTTCCGCTTACAATGGAGGTGCGCCATCTACTGCTCAAATGGTGTTGACTGGCGGCAAGATGGGTATTGGCACTACTTCGCCCGGCGCGAACCTTGAGGTGAAAGGCGCATCTGGTCAAAACATTTATGTGTCCTACACGAGCGGTTCGCAACTGCGTTTGAAATCGGATTCCGGTGATTCTGGTGTTGGCACTACTGGCTCAACGCCATTGTTGTTTTTGATAAACAACGGAGAAGTTGCACGATTCAATTCGTCAGGCAATATTCTTTGTTTATCTGGTGGTTCAACATCCGCATCAGGCACAGGCATTGCTTTTCCCGCAACTCAATCAGCATCAGCAGACGCAAACACATTGGATGATTATGAAGAAGGCACGTTCACTCCTAATTTGGTGAACAATGGCTCTTCTAGCACATTTACAGTAAAAAATGGTTACTACAGAAAAATTGGTAGTTTAGTAATTTGTTGGGTCGATTTTGACAGCGGAAATTCAGGAACTGCCGGTACCACATTACAAGTCACAGGTCTACCTTTTACCATGGTAACAGGGCCGCGCGCCGCTATGAATGGTGGATTTTGGGGAGCAAATGGTTTAGCAACTAACAATGGTGGGTTTGACCCACAAGGTGGCACTACAACTGTAAATATCTATATCGGTGGTGGCATTGTTACATCACAAACAACATATCTTAGTGGAACCATAATTTATATGGCAAGTGCTTAGTATTTTTAGGAAGAAAATAAAATGAGTTTAACAAAAGAACAAGCAATTGACAAAATTGAATTTACCGAAAAAGGTATTTTACATGTTCGCCAAATAACAAGAATCATGGAAGATGGTAATCAACTATCATCTTCTTACCATCGTTGGTCATTTGCTCCTGGAGAAGACATATCTGAAATGCCATCGAATGTGCAAGCAATCGCTGCTGCTGCATGGACTCCTGCCGTGATTGAAGACTATCAAGCATGGCTTTTAAAATTACAAACTAACCCATGACCACAACAATCAACGCCAGCAGCAGCGGTAGTGGTGGACTGATCCAGACCGCAGATGCCTCGGGCATCCTTGCCCTGCAAACAGCAGGAACCACTGCGATCACTGTGGATGCCAGTCAGAATGTGGGTGTTGGAACTGCGTCGCCAGTGGCTAAATTTGCTATCGTTGGCGGAACAACCAACGCCTCAAATTTGGCAACTGCTTATTCCACAGCCGCATTCAATATCACGCCAAAGAGCTCATCGGGTTATTCGTTGGCTTTTGGTTCCGGGCTAAACGACCGTCCGTATATTCAAATGAGTGCAGCCGGCACGGCCCCTAACGATATAATGATTCAGCCTTATGGCGGCAGCCTGGGTATCGGAACTACGGTCAACAACGTGTATGACCAAGTTGCAGCACCGCGGCCGTTGGTGGTTCAACTGTCAGATACCAGCACCACGGTAAATGGAAGCAATGCTGCGATAACAATAGTCAACGGCGATACCACAACAAACAACACCGCGCAATTGAATTTCGCTGCTATCACAGGCGCAAGCACAAATCAGTACTCTTCCGCAATTATTTCAGCAATATTTGGCGCGAGAACCAATGCTCAATACCCAACTGGACAATTGGTATTTGCTACATCAACATCATTGAATTCCGCGCCATCAGAGAAGATACGTATCGACTCCGGCGGCAATCTCAAGCTGTCCACTGCCGGAACAAAAATCCTAAACAGTTCTGGCAACCCAATCGTTCAACAAACTGGTTCTATTTTGCAAGTGGTAAGCACAACCAAGACAGATACTTTTTCTACTGCTACTACAGGTTCATATGTTGATATAACAGGACTTTCTGTATCAATAACGCCCACTTCATCTACCAGTAAAATTTTGATACATTATAGTGTGTGTGTAGGTCCAGCCGATGTGCTTTCTATACAACTGGTTAGAAATTCAACAGCAATCTGTTTAGGTGATGCTGCTACTGGTAGTATTTTTCAAGCAACAGCAGGTGGTGTGGCTGTGGTCAATGGAGATAAAGTTTTTCCAATAGCCGGTAATTTTTTAGATTCTCCCGCAACTACTTCAGCAACGACGTATAAAATTCAAATGCGAAATTACGTTGGAACAAGTTATGTCAACAGAACTCCTAACGATTCAAATGCCGTTTATACTGCTCGTTCAACAAGCACAATCACAGTTATGGAGATAGCAGCATGAACCACGAAGCAATATACGCTTTATACCCCAATGTAGTTTGCGTTGATGACACCACTGGGGCAATGGACAAAGACGGCAACAAGGTAGAAATTGACCTTGCCTTAGTTAGTGCTTGGGTTGATCCTAATGCATATAAAAGCAAACGTGCTGCTGAGTACCCACCCATCACCGACTATCTTGACGGTGTTGTCAAAGGCGACCAAGCACAGATTGACAAATACATTGCTGACTGCCAAGCAGTGAAAGCCAAATATCCAAAAATGTAAACCATGACACTTATTCTCAACGGCACAGACAACAGCGCATCAACCCCAGCGGTGACTGGCACCACTGCCAACACGGGTATCTATTACCCCAACACCAGTCAAGTGGCTGTGAGCACCAACGGCACACAAGCCTTGCTGGTAGATGCCAGCCAGAACGTGGGCATTGGCACTGCCTCACCAACTGTGAGGCTCACTGTGTCGGGCGCGGTGTCGGTCACAGGCAATATCACAGGCAACTATATCTTGGGCAATGGTTCACAGTTGACTGGCGTGGCCAGCGGTGCCAGTTCCAACATCAGCAATGGCACATCAAATGTAACTGTTGTGAGTTCAGGTGGCAACATCACTGTGGGTGTGGGCGGCACTGCCAATGTGGCTGTGTTTGCTACCACCGGTGTGAGCTCAAGCTCATTTGTAGCGACCGGTGGAGGAAATGCATTTGGTCTCACACTAGCCGGCAACGCGAATGCAAACTTGCTTATGGCCAACATAGCGGACAATGACTTTTTCCGTATTCAAGTTGGTGGAACAGCAACCAATGCAGGTTTTGTGTCGTTTGATACTGCGGATGATGGTACTGAACCAATCTACTTCCGTCAATATACAGGTGTATTTGGAACTATGGTTCGCCAAGCTACAATTCTTGACGCTGCGGGCAACACTACTTTGCCTGGTTCGCTCACAATAAACTCAGGTAACGCAGCAACTGCTATCGTCAATGCTGCCGGTAATGGTATAAGTAACATCGGATCCGCTACCGCATATTTCAGCAGACTGTTTGCCCAGGCAACCACAGCATTGTACGCTGACTTGGCAGAGATGTATACCACGGATGCAGAATATTCTCCGGGTACAGTGATGATTTTTGGTGGCAATCAAGAAGTCACTATCAGCACACAAACACACGATCATAGAGTGGCCGGTGTTGTATCTACCAACCCTGCACACATAATGAACTCCGGACTGCAAGGTGAACACACAGTAGAAGTGGCACTGGTTGGTCGTGTGCCTGTGAGTGTGATTGGTAATATCTCTGCAGGTGATCGAGTTGTGACCAGTAATCGAGCAGGTGTGGCAGAAGCACTGGACATGAGCCGTTATCAACCAGGTGTGATAATCGGCAAAGCTCTACAAAGCCACACAGGCGACGAAGTTGGCGTGATCGAAGTGGTGGTAGGAAGATTGTGATTATAGATCACAAGTGATTTCTAGACTTGTTATCTTTTTCTGGATAGCATCTAGATTCACAGTATTCCGCAATCCCGGATGCAACGGTCTTGGTAATCTTCCACTGTGTATCCAAGCATAGCCCACATGCTCATGATTGAGTTCTGGAATAAACTCATGATCCACTCTACACCAAAAAGTATGATATTCAAATCCCCCGTCTGGTGATGTGAATTTTTCAATAGGTATCAGCTGCCGATACTCAGGCATGCTGCCTAACTCTTCACTGCATTCACGCTCCACAGCGGTGATTAGTGTTTCGTCAGCTTCTACCTTGCCACCGGCCAGCCCCCAGGTGTCGGGGTATTTGGAATCATTGCGTAAGAGATATAGATAGCAGCGGGTTCTTGCACAGTAGAACCAAACTCCTACTGCTTTTACAATACCAGGTTCCATGTGCCTCCGGTGTACAAACCGTCAATGCTTTTGACCCATTTAGATCCATCGGTGTTGTTCCAGTAGTATTGGATACCAGTGGTAAGATTGATCACATATTGTGCATCTGTGGAATCTTGACTGTTGAATGCAACCACCCAACGTGTGCCATTGTATTCAATGATGTCATTGGCATGTGCTATCAGGGGTTGTCCGCCAGTGCCTTCCCATGCTATGGGATTACTTGGATTAGTGGCAGATCCAGTGCTGTCATTCAACAGATATCTTTGACCAACTGCGGCAGGATCTAGCCCATTGCCCGGAGAACTAGTCAATGGATTTATTACCGCATCTATAGGTGCCAGTGTGTTTTGTGGTGCAGTGTCAGGATTGATATTGTAGATCAACAATCGATCATCAGCAGGATTCACAGCGATAGTGCCTACGATAGGGCTATCAGGATCCCAAGGATTGTCCAATGTGATATAACTGATACCCGGGCGCAACACACCATAAGCATTGATCACAGTAGGCCAAGTGATCTGTGGAGTTTCTACTATGGGAAAAGTGAATGTATCCAGGCTCAATCGATTTGGATTTACAGGTTGTGGTGGTTGTAATACCTGCAACTGGCCGTCCAACAACAGCACTTGATAACTCCAAGGAGTCACCTTGACTCGAGTGCCCAGTAACAAATCATTGTTAGTTATAGCGTTTACGGTATCTCCCTGTGCATCAAATATACTGGCGATCACACGTTCCACCACACCCAATTTCTTGATCTTGGCCGGCGAACTAATCCAGATAGGCATGCTGAATGTCATGGTCATGATGTCTATAGGATCGTTTGTGCCTTGAGGAACAGACCTACTGGTCCACTTGACATTGTCGAGATTGCACACAGTGAGACTGGTCCAGTCAATATAGTTGTCTGTGGCTTGAATTTCTAAAGCAGGATTAAACAGCGTGGCGATCTGTTCAAACAACTGCATCTTCTGATTGGTATTACTTGTCCAGATATCCAGATCAATGGTGAGTTTGTACGGCACAGGCATGAGTCTTTCCACTTGGAAAGCATTGCCCTGTGTGGTTTCGTAACTTTCTGTGCCTGGATCCCAAGTGCGCTGACGTACCATCATCTTGTTCACATGATACGGCTCTTGCATACGTTCACGATCATAAGCAAGACCAGTGATGTGGAAGGTCATCATGGGGGTAGCGTTTAAGCTATTGGCTGAGTTTTGATTCAATATGGTCTGTGCTTGTCTGCTGGCATCACCATATCGTATGGGCACACGTACTAGGTCAGTGGTGCCTTGCTCGTCACGGCCATATTCGACTTCAAACAAACTGAACATGCGTGTGAATTGCAGCAGATAGCGACGGATTTGTTCGTCGTAAAAAAATAATTGCATAGTTAGCTAGACTTCTGGAAAGGTTGTGTAGGCGGATATGGATTAGGAGGCAGATTGCCGCCTTGATCACCATTGGCATCATTTGGTATCAGTGCTTGACTCAAACTCTGACGACTAGGTATGTTGCCGAGATCCTTGGTATTCACTGTGTATGTATTGTTTACAAAGCCGCTGCGTAAAGTATCATTGGTGGAACCAGGAGTGAGATTGGTACGTACTTTGCTCTCGATCTTGACCCAAACTGTGCCATTGAAACGGAACAAGCGATTGGGGAAGTAATCCAGTCGCAATGCAAACTGCCCGGCGATGGGATTGACTGGAAAATTTATGCCAGCTGTGACAGGCAAGCCATTGGGCGGAACTCCATCACCAGTCAAGTAACCTGCGGTGTATCCATCACCTCTTGGTGTGTTGCCATCATTGGCCACCGTGCGGCTGGCATCAGTTATGGTGTAGTCTGCGGTGTATGTGGCAGATGCAGGGTTGGCGGGTGTGCCATCCGGATTGGTAGCAACGATATAGAACTTCACAACATCAAATCCTGATGTGGGTACTTCGGCTTCGGCCTGAGCAAGGATGGCATCGTTGATCTCCAGGTTTCTTGGTCGTGTGCTTTGTTGATTTTCTATGGTGGTAGGATCGGTGATCAATTCCCAATACTGAGTGTTGTTGATATCTGTTCCTGGAGGCACAGGGCCTTTTGATTTGTAATAAGTATCGCCGTAGAGCACTGTGACACCGCCTGGATAGAAGTTGCCCGGATCCCAGATGTTGAGAGGTTCAAAGGGCTGTTTGGTAATCTGATTGAATTCTTGGCTGTTGACCATGGGTGTGGCTTTCACACGCCACAAGTGAGGCAACCATGTTTGGCTGAAACCTTCGCTGGCAAAAGCAGCATCCTGTATCACATACCATTTTGGCAATGCTCTGGGTATGGCACTGTCTAAAGGATTGTAGTCTCGGAGATTGGGCAGTTCTAACACATCGCCGCTCATGAGTTTGCGACCCATGGTATCGATCATGTCATTGTAGTGGAATGTGATGAACAAGGTATCGTTGTTCAGGAACAGGCCAAATTGGGTAAGATCAAAGTCAATATCCTGTTGGCGATACACACCACGCATCACATACACATCGTTGTCGTAGGCTCGATCACGGTTTTCCAACAGCAGCAGATCTTCGATAAACAGCGGATTGGTTGAGTCATATTTGGGCAGCGTGGCATCATTGTTACCAGTGTTGTCGTTTGTGAGCGGTCCCAGGTATTTGTGCAAATACATGTCCACCCCGCCAACCTGATACATTTCGGATATTGTGCGGTCAAAAAAACGGTAATCTGCGGTGCGATTGGGACGGTATAGACTGAGTCTTGGCATGGTGTTGTATTTATGGGCAGGTTGACCAGAAAGTCTGCTTCAGTTATAATACCCGCATGAAAGTCATCAAGTTAGACCGCAGATACAAACCGCATAAAGAGCATGGATATCAAGCCGGCCTACGGTTTGCGGGCTATTGGGATGAAAAAGAAAAAATTGCCCAGATTGAACGGATCTGTCAGGCCCGCTTGCAAGGCGCCGGATATTGGGCCTCAGACTCTGACTGGATTGGATATTTTGGAAAACGGAGATTAGGCGAATCCACTCCCTACTACATTATGTTCCGTAGAACATCGGACATGACTTTTGTGCTGCTCAGCGCGGACTTGACCAAAAAAGCCTGATGTGCTATAATTACATCATAAACACTAGCAAAGGAATCCTATGGCAACCCTAGCAGCAAAAGCCAACGTCAAAGCGCTGAACCCTCGCAGCCCTGATACAAAGTATGTTGGGCACGAACCTGAGTGGCGTGTGCAACCCACGGAAAACCGTTCCAGCAAATTCAGCAATGCGTTTGGCTGGTATAACTATTTCTACGGCAAGAAAGATGCCAAAGACTTTATTGCAAGTTATCTTGATGCACACAACCGCACCAAGGACGCTCGCCGTATCCGCACCCTGCCTGACAGCCAAGTGCGACTCACAACAGGCTGGCTATGCCGCATGAGCACAATGGGCCTAGAACTGTCAGATCAAGAACAGATCAAATTAGACAACTTGATTCTGGAACTGTTGGCAGAAAAACAAGCAGAACCTGTGGAAGCAGTGGAAGCAAAGCCCGCTGGCCCTACAATCCAAGATCGACTCAAAGAAAAAGCATCGGAATGTGCCGGTGAGATTGAAGGCCTGTTTGACGACTTCATCGCCGCAGG